TACTAATGTCTACCCAAGGGTATAAAGAAAGCGTAACTGATGAACAGCTACTAGGCTTAGTTGAAAGCGGAGTGAATAACTCTACTGGTGATTGGCTTAATTCATCAGATCTGGCGCGAGAGCGACTTAAAGCGACTTATGAATATGCAGGATTACCTGTTGCTCATCTGTCACCACAAGGTGTTTCAACTATTGTAGACACTTCAACTACAGAAGTTGTTGAAGCATATACTGCAGTGTTATGTGATTTGTTCCTCAGCAATCAGCGCATTGGTAGATTCCTCCCATGGAATGATACGCCTGGTGCCTTTAAGGGCGCTAAAGATGCTGCGATGCTGGTGAACTATACAATTTTTAAACAGAATAATGGCTGGGAAATTATGGAGCAGTGGATGAAATCCGCGCTTCTATGGAAGAATGCCGTTATTCGATGGGCATATGTTGAAGACTATGATTATGTATTTGAGGAATACGAAGAGATTAGTCAAACAAAGCTGGATGAAATCCTATCAGATGATAGTTTAGAAGTAGTAGGGGATCTCGAATTTGAGAACCGCGCTAAGTCTGCATCAGATGGTATGGGACCAGAAGTTGAACTAGTATATGTAAATGTACGTGTGCGTAGAGAAATTAACAAGTCTCGTGTAAAGCTTGAGCTTGTTCCACCAGAAAACTTCCGGATTTCACGGGATGCTACATCAATTGAAGATGCTTCTTTTGTTGGTATTCAAAATAGCATGACTCGGTCTGAAATTCGTAAGTACTATCCAGATATGGCCGATGCAATTGATAACTGGGATGAGTTATCAGACGGTGCTACTTGGGTAGGGGCACTGGATTATGCACAAGATGTCGCAGCAAGAAAACAAATTACTGGTCAGGAATATTATCAAGGTTCAAACTCAGTAAGCGAAACACCACTTGAGGCAAGTCGTGAAGTAACTGTAACCGAATGTTGGTTGCATGTTGATCGTGACGGTGATGGCATTGCTGAGCTAAAGCATATCATTGTTGCTGGTAAACATATTTTGCATGAAGAAGATGCAGATATGATTCCGCTTGCTGATATTGTACCATTTGGTATTCCTAATGAGTTCTTTGGTTTGTCTATGGCAGACTTTACTCGTAGTGCAACACTCGCATCAACAGCTATCCTGCGTGGGTTTGTAGAGAATACTTATCTTACAAACTATTCACCGAAGCTAGCGGATCCAAATGTAGTTGATTTCTCAGCGCTTCAGAATATGAAGCCAAAACAAATCATTCCTACTAATGGAAGTCCAGTTGGTGCAATTCAACAGCTACCGCCAGAATCTATTTCTACAGGTACTGTACCACTACTTGAACACTTGCAAATGATTAAAGAGCAAGCAACAGGTATGTCTAAGGCTGCACAAGGTTTGAATGATACCTTATATGTATCAGGGAACTCTGAACAAAAGCTTTCGGCTGTACAGTCAGCTGCACAAAAACGTATTCAGCATATCGCTCGTCGTTTTGCTGAGACAGGCTTTAAGCGTTTGATTAGTGGAATTTATCATACACTTAAAACATCACTAAAAGGTGAACTTACTTATAATATGCAAGGGGTGTTCAATAAAATTAATATGGACACGCTTCCAGCAAAAATGGAAGTAGAAGTACTTTTGGATATTGGTGAGAACTCAAACGCAACTAAAATTGCTAAGCTATCTAAGATTGGTGCAGAAATTCTTCCAGCACTTAATCAACAAGGTGCAGGAATGGTTGTTAAACCAGATGCTCCAGCAATCCTAGCTACTAAACTTATTGAAGCTATGGATCTAGATAGTAATGATTTTCTTGAAGACTACACTACTGAAGACTTTAAGAAGAAGGCTATTGAAGCGATTCAACAGCAATCTCAAATGGCACAAGCTGCTAAACAAGCAGAGCAGCGTAAAGCTGAAGCTGATATTGCTTTGTCGGAAGCGAATGTTATGTATACACAAGCGCAAACAAAGAATACTTTTGATGACAATGCTAAGCAACTTGCTGTCGCAATTGATAAGCACTTCCAGGAATGGGCTGATCTTACTATTAAATCAGTTAAGGAAGGTGCTACCCTTCCACCACATCCTGAATACAAAGACATCTTGATGATGGCTCGTGGGCTACTTCAGCCACAGCAGCCACCACGATAAGAGAGGATAAATGGATAAATACCGTAAGCAAGCCGAG